AGTTCCTATTGTTAGTTTGTTATTCATATAATCTAATATATACATATTGGATATTATGTCAACAGTTAATTTAAATTATCTTTTAGAATAGTTCTAATGTAATATTATTCAATGGTATTTAGATTGAGGTTAAATAGTTGGTATCCATTTATAAAGCGACTTTGTTTTTTCTCTACGTGTTATAGATCGGAACAGTACTAAACAATTTTTAAAAGGTTTATTTAACTTGTACCGATAACGCTTTCTTATTGCTAATCTATAATGGATATTATAATTTAGAATCATTCCAAACTATCACTTTTTTTGAGATTTTTTTAAGGGGGTACACCCAAAAAGTCGCCATGCTTTTCTATTATATATATACACCGAACATTTTCACACACACACAGACAGTTCTCCTAAAACAACCCACCCCCTTTTATCCACACTTAATCCAAATTTTTTATTTTACTATTTTTTCAAATACACTAAATGTAGTATATGGATCACTTAGACTTAGAAGATGTAGAATCAGTTTGCTTTATTGAAGAAGGCACTAACAATGTTATCATTAAGTTTTATGGTTTTAAAAATCCTAAAGCATCAGAGTTATTTAGCATCCACGCTATGGATAAACTAAACTTTGATTACATACCAAATGATGAGTATAGTAATAGCTCTATACACTAGATATGGAAATTAAAATTCCCTACACACCAAGAAAGCATCAAAAGCTATTACACCAACAGATTGATAAACATAGATGGAGTGTGCTAGTCTGCCACAGGAGATTCGGCAAAACTGTCTGCATGATTAACCACCTAATTAAGTCAGCTCTTACTTGTAAAGAAAAGAATCCTAGGTTTGCATATCTTGCACCCACATTCAAACAAGCCAAAAGTATCGCATGGGACTACATGAAACAGTTTACCGACAAGATACCTAATACAAAATTTAATGAAACAGAACTTAGAGTTGATTTACCCAATGGTGCTAGAATAACATTGCTTGGCTCAGATTCGCCAGATGGATTGAGAGGTATATATCTTGATGGTTGCGTTATAGATGAATATGCTAATGTCAACAGTAGGTTGTTTCCAGAGATAATTAGACCAGCTCTATCAGATCGTAAAGGCTACTGTGTCTTTATTGGTACACCTGCTGGAATGAACAACAACTTCTATGAATTATACCAACACGCTAATGGAGCAGATGATTGGTTTAACTACAAGGCAAAAGCAAGTGACACTAAAATTGTGGATGAAGATGAGTTGGTCAAGGCAAAAGAAGTAATGGGAGAAAAAAAATACAATCAAGAATTTGAGTGTGATTGGATTGCCAATATTGAAGGAGCAGTATATGGAGATGTGGTTGGCAAAATGGATGACAACAAACAGTTATGCAGAGTACCATACGATCCTGCACTACCAGTTTCTACAGCATGGGATTTAGGGGTCTCCGACCATAGTGCTATTATCTTCTATCAGCAGAACGCAAGTGTCATTAACATAATTGATTACCATGAAGAGAGAGGTCAAGGATTACCTTATTACATTAAAATGATTGATAACAAAGAGTACGTTTACAAAAATCACTTTGCACCACACGACATTGAAGTAACAGAGTTTGGCAATGGCAAGACCCGGAGAGAGGTCGCTACACAATTAGGTTTAAGGTTTAAGGTAGTTCCAAAAATACCCCTTGAGGATGGCATACACGCAACCACAATGACGTTACCAAGATGTTACATAGATACAGACCATTGCAAAAAGTTAATAGATGCGTTAAGACATTACCACAGGAGATATGTAGATAAAGATAGAATGTTTAAAACAAAGCCTGTACATGATTGGAGTTCACACGCAGCGGATGCTATGAGGTATCTAGCGGTGGGACTTCAAGAATTAAATACTAGACAAACTGCTCCACAAAGTATAGCAGATAATAGTTATCAAATTATTTAATAAAGAAAATTTTATGGGTTCAATATTTAGACCAAAAGCACCACCTTTACCACCACCAGCTCCAGTAATAGAAGCTCCATCATCAGAAATATCAGATGAGGAAAAAGCTCAAATAAAAAAAGATAGAGATGCTGTTGAAAGAAAAAGAAGAGGTAGAAGATCAACAATACTAACTGGTCCTCTTGGCATACAGGAAGATAACGAAGATGCAACTAACACGTTGCTAGGAAAGAATTAATATGGGTGCAGGAAATGCAGGTAGTAGTGGTGGTGGTGGAAGAACAGATGCTGGACCAAATAGAACTACAGCTTATAAAGCTGGTGTAGGCAATATAAACGAAGCTGGAAAAAAAACTGCTTCTTATAAATCTGATAATGATGATTCTTTTAGAAATAGAGGTGCGGTAAAAATAAAAAATTCAAAATTTAAAACTCCAACTACAATGATATTAACAAAACCACTACAAGCTGGTTCTAAAGTTACAAGAGATTTTTATACTGATAAAGTTTTAGGATCAAAAAATTTTAAAGGTCAAAGTAAAACAGATTTTTTAACTATGAGTGAAGCAGATCAAGAAAAACAATATAAAAGTTATATTGATAATAGAACTTCTGGAAGAACAGATGCTTATGGAAATACTTTAAGTGGTGGTAATGATAATAGTAATAACAATACACCAACTGTAATTAAAAAAAATATTGGTGGAAGCACAATTCAAACTACTGCACCAACAGAAGCAGAAGTATCACAATCAGAAACAGCTAACGCAGACGCAGCAGCTTTAAAAGTTAAAAAAAGAGGAAGATCAATGACAATGATGTCTGGATCAAAAGGTGTTACTAAAACATCACCAGATTATTCGTTAGGTAAAACAAGTTTATTAGGAAGAGTATAATGGCATTAACAGATAGACAAAAAACAACTTTAAAAAAACATAGTGTTCATCATTCTACAAAACATATGAAAGATATGAAAGTATCTATGAACAAAGGAATAAGTTTTACAGCAGCACATAAAATTGCACTTAAAAAAAAAGGTAAGTAATGGCAAAAACAGAAACGACTACAAAACTATTAGCAAGATATGGCAGATTAAGTTCTCAAAGAGCTAACTGGGAAAATCATTGGCAAGAAGTTGCTGACTATATGATGCCAAGAAAAGCAAACATTACAAAAAAAAGATCAAGAGGAGATAAAAGAAATGAATTAATTTTTGATTCATCTCCACTACAAGCATTAGAATTATTAGCAGCATCACTACATGGCATGATGACTAATCCATCAACACCTTGGTTTACTCTTAAATTTAAAGATGCACAAATGGATCAAAATGATGAAGCTAAACTTTGGTTAGAAAGTGTAACTGCAGATATGTACACAGCATTTAATAGATCAAACTTCCAGCAAGAAATTTTTGAATTGTACCATGATCTAATTACATTTGGTACTGCAGCAATGTACATAGAAGAAGATGATGAAGATTTATTAAAATTTTCTACAAAACATATTGCTGAAATATTTATAGCTGAAGATGACAAAGGTAGAATAGATACTGTCTACAGAAAGTTTACTTTATCTGCTAGAGCTTTAGTACAACAATTTGGTAACAAGGTTTCACAAAACATAAAAGTCACAGCTGAAAAAGACCCATACCAAGATATAGATATTTTACATTGTGTTTATCCAAGATCAGATTTTAATCCTAAATTAAAAGACAAAGAGAATATGCCATTTGAATCTGTGTATTTAGAAATGGGTAGTGGTAACGAATTATCTATGTCTGGATTTAAAGAGTTTCCTTATGTAGTTCCAAGATATTTAAAAGCATCACACGAAATTTATGGTAGATCACCTGCAATGACAGCATTGCCAGATGTTAAAATGCTAAATGAAATGTCTAAGACAACAATCAAAGCTGCACAGAAACAAGTTGACCCACCACTATTAGTTCCGGATGATGGCTTCTTACTTCCTGTAAGAACTGTACCGGGTGGATTAAATTTTTATAGAAGTGGTACAAGAGATAGAATTGAACCACTAAACATAGGTGCAAACAATCCATTAGGTTTAAACATGGAAGAACAAAGAAGAAATGCTATTAGAGAAGTATTCTATGTAAACCAATTACAATTACAACAAGGTCCACAAATGACAGCTACAGAAGTTGTACAAAGAAACGAAGAGAAGATGAGATTACTTGGACCAGTATTAGGTAGACTACAATCTGAATTATTAAAACCATTGATTGATAGATGTTTCAGTATTCTATTAAGAAAAAATGAATTTGCAGAAGCACCAGAATTTTTATCGGGTCAAGATGTAGAAATAGAATATGTTTCTCCATTAGCTAAAGCACAAAAATCTACAGAACTTTCATCAATAACTAGAGCATTAGAAATACTAGGAGGTCTAGCAAATGTAGCACCTGTATTTGATTACATTAACTTTGACGCATTAGTTAAACACGTTGCGGATATTGTGGGTATGCCACAGAAGTTATTAAAACTACAATCTCAAGTTAATGCTGAAAGAGAACAACAAGCAGCACAAGCTGAACAACAACAACAAATGGCACAGATGCAACAGGTTGCACAAGCCGGGGGACAAATCGCACCACTAGCAAAGGCATTACCGGAAGAAGCAAAAGCCTTAGTGGAGTAATATGGAAAACAAGGAACAAGAAAAACAAGTAAGAGAAATACAAAAACAATTAAAAGAACTTGGAAAAGATTATCAATTTATTTTTGCATCAGATGAAGGTAAAAATGTTTTGGCAGACATAAAAAAAAGATGCCATTACCATACTACTACTAATGTAAAAGGAGATAGTCACGAAAGTGCATACTTAGAGGGACAACGTAGCGTCATTCTATTTATTAAATCAATGCTACAACAAAAGGATAAATAATGTCAAGTGAACAGATAACACAAGAAGCTGTGCCTGTAGAAACAACAGAAGCAGTAGAACCAGTTGCAAAACCAAATGTAGTTAGTGGTGGAGATACACCAGTAGCAAATTGGAAAAGTTCTATTAGTGAAGAATTTAGAAGCGACCCTAACATTGAAAAGTTTACAGAGATAGATGCTTTAGCAAAAAGTTATATCAATGCTACAAGAATGATTGGTCAAGACAAAGTTGCTGTACCTAATAAAAATTCAACTGAAGATCAATGGAATGAAGTGTACTCAAAATTGGGTAGACCAGAATCTGCAGACAAGTATGCTTTAAATATTGAATCAGAAGCAGTAGCTATGGATGAAAATGCAATTAAATCTTTTGCCGAACAATCTCATAAACTTGGTTTAAACAATACACAAGCTCAAGGTATATTAGAGTTCTATAAAAATAATATGGAAAGCAATATGCAAAGAGCAACTGTTGATACTGAAACTGCACAGGCTCAAGCTGAAACAGAATTAAGAGCTGAGTGGGGTAAAGAGTTTGATAGCAATGTTTCAAAAGCTAGTGCATTAGCAAAAGCAAATATGAATCCAGAAATACTAGATTTACAAATGCAAGATGGTACTAGAATTGGAGATCATCCAGAAATAATAAAAGGCTTTGCAAAAATTGCTGGTATGCTTTCAGAAGATAAATTAGTTTCAACTGAAAGTGAAAGTGTTAATTCAATAAAAGATTTAGAATCAGAAATATCAGCTATTACTAATGATACTACTGGACCTTATTGGAATAATAAACATCCGGATCACGCAAAAATGGTTCAACAGGTTTATACATTAAGAGAAATGGCTCAACCTAAAGAAGATTAATAATTTATATTCCTTGTAATATAATAAAATATATTATAAGGAATTAAATATAAGATAACTCGCAAGAACCTTATTGATGACAGAGAATAGAACTGTAGTCTAAAAGACTTTAAATCCAAGAATTGCCTATCATTATTGATGGAGAACTATTCTGTTTTTTATAACAATAACAATAATGATAAATAGGAGACAAATATGTCATCACAAATAACAACAGCGTTTGTAGAACAATATTCTGCAAACATACAAATGTTATCTCAGCAAATGGGATCACTTTTAAAAGACCACGTTAGAAATGAATCTGTAGTTGGAAAAGATGCTTACTTTGACCAAATTGGTAAAGTAACAGCTATTATAAAAACTACTAGACATTCTGACACACCACAAATCGATACACCTCACTCAAGAAGAAGAGTATCACTAGCTGATTACGAGTTTGCTGATCTAATCGATCAACAAGATAAAATCAGATTGTTAATAGACCCAACTTCATCTTACGCAAAAGCCGCTGCATACGCAATGGGAAGAGCTACAGATGATGTTATTATAGCAGCAGCACTAGGTTCGTCTAATACTG